GTAATCATGTTATCTGAAGAAGTGCTTGAGCGTCGAAAGTGGAAGAACCATCTATACAATAAACTTCTTAGCAGCTCTATTCTTAGACTACTACCAGACTATATAACGCCCAACACGCTTACTATCGATGTAGGTGGTAATAGCGGGTATCAAACATACTTCCATGCAAAGTATAATAATGTAATAACTTACGAGCCAGTGCCAGATTTGTTTAAGGTTCTGAAGTTTAACCTCGAAGGTTTAAATAATGTCACCTTGATAAACAAAGCGGTAAGTGATAGTTGTAAGGATATTACTCTCCATGTCGATGTTAACAGGTTATCGATGACTAGTCAGATAGCATTAGTAGAAAGCACTGAGATGGTTGTGCCAGCTATTTGTATTGATGATGAAAACCATGAGAACGTTGGCTTTATAAAAGTCGACGTAGAAGGATTTGAGCTCGATGTACTAAAGGGAGCAGTAAACACTATTGAAAAGTGGCGACCTACAATGATGGTTGAAGTGTACCAGCCGTGGTGTGACAAAGTAGGATTTGACTGCAGTGAGGTATTTGATTTCTTTGTTGACAGGGACTACCGTATACTGTATTATGACTGTGAGCAAGTTAAAATGGTTGAATGTGGTGAGGCTGGTTTCACGGACGTAGCTCAAGCTGTAGAAGCCGTTCATAAACTACATCATCTTCACGATGGTGACTTTCTATTTGTGGCAAACTAATGAGTCATTTTTCTTTAACCAGAAAGTTTATCTTTATCCATGTTCCCAAGACTGGTGGAGTAGCAATGCTCGACTATTTAAGAAGGACAAATGACTTACAGAAAGTACAGGACTTGAGAGACGAGCTTGGATTTAGACGTTCTGGTTGGGACGATAACCATTACTACTACAGTACAACTGTAAATACTTTGATGGAGATTTATGGTGACATTTATGACTTTAATGAGTGGACGGCATTTGGAGTAATTCGTAATCCGTTTCAGAGAATGGTATCAATGTATCTTCACAGGTTACGAAAGCCAAAGTACAATACCGATGCTGATCAGAAAGTACTTAACAGAGGATTTGAGTATTGGTTACTCAACACTCAGCACAGAGCAGACAAGTATATCACAACCAAACCACAGATGGAATGGTTCGATAGCTGCGTTGATCCTCAAATCATTTGTCAAAGCAAGCTAAACACTAAGTGGTTAAAGAAAGTTAGTAACACTGAAACAATGGAAGGGTCATTGCCAGTAAAACACACTAGTAACAAACCAATCGATAGTTACGATCACTATCACACTACAGAAACTGTAAGTTATATTGAAGAGGTGTTTGCACGAGATATTGAATGGGGTAGCTATAAGTCACCTAAAGTTTTGTATGATGTATGAGCACAATAGGCAATACAGCTCTACTTCCGTATGGAGTTACTCCATCTGCTCCACCCATTGAACTTCCAAAGGTTCAAGAGTTTAAAGACGATCGAGGACGTAATGCCGAAAAGTATTTTCAGAGCGAGATTGATCAACTAAACGAAAAGTATCAGAAACTAGTAAAGCTAGCCAACGATACACAAATGGTGTATAATGCACATTACAACTTTGTTCCTAAGGTGGGTACTACTTACTATTTGTATTGGACTGGCAGTAATTATTTGTTATCAATAATTGAAAACTGGAAATGGGATAAGCATGAGTTTATTGGAGCTTATCAACTTACTAGCGATAATGTTTGGGTGAGCAAGAATGGGTTTAGGTGATGATTTAATGTGGCTGGGTGAAGCTGCAGAAGTTTACAAAGAACATAAAGATGTCGTGATACACGATGGAACAGAATATAGTGTCATGTGGAAAGGTCATGATTGGATAGTTCCACCCGATTACACTGGTCCAAAGAAAAAGATGTTGGTACCACGCAAACCCAATGGCAATAGATGGTATATTAAAGGTTGGGAATCTACACGTATAGTTTGGAAGAACTATCAGCCAAAACCAGCTCCCTATAAAATCTTAGACAGCGAACTTAAAGTTGCTGAGAGTGTGCTCGAGGCTAATGGAATACAACCGGGAGATCCGTTTGTAATACTGAACCCCGACACTAAAAACACAACCTTGTCTACTAACAAGGACTGGGGTATCGATAACTGGCAGACACTTACTAATTTATTGTACAAACGTATAAAGGTAGTGAGAGTGAAGCCAGCTGGACCTATACAAGATAGATCTGGCCATGTTGATTATAATCAAAAACTATTAGATAATGCAGTTAACATTATGCAAGATGATGTAAGGATATCTTTTGCTATAATGTCGTTAAGCAAGTTAATTGTAACTGGTGAAGGTGGGGTTCACCACTTTGCCGCCGCCATTAACAAACCTGCTTTTGTAATTTACGGAGGTCCAGCTACACCAGATCAAACTGGCTACACTGGTAGGAATCAAACATACTATGTATACGATGATCCAAAAACTCCATGTGGAAGTAGGGTCCCGTGCAATCATTGTAAAGAAGCTATGGCCGCTATTAAACCACATTTAATTTATATGGACGTACTGGAGGAGTTAGATGGCATTTGAGTGGAATCGTATTCACAAGTCAGAGGAGTACTTGGAACGTATTATTAACGAGCTAGTGTTTGAACAAGTAATCGAACATTACGCTGTAGATTCAATTGAAGAGCTTACTAGAGATCAGATTGTGGAGATTGAGTATTTTAGAAATGAAGTTCTTCACGAGTACAGTCCTTTGCAAATTGGCTTTTCGGATGTAATACAGATGTGGGAATCGGAGAATTGGGATGAAGCAAGGTAAGGTTTGGGGTGAGACTAAACTGGTAGCGTTGGTACCAGGTGTACTTGAATTTCACCGTATTGAGGCAAAGAAGGGCGGTGTATGTAGTAAGCATGCTCACCAAAGCAAGACTAACGGATTCTTTGTAGAGTCTGGTAAGCTGTTGATTCGCGAATGGCAGAACCGATACGACCTTGTGGACGAAACTGTATTAGAGGCTGGAGACTATTGTATAGTCCCACCCGGTGTTTATCATCAGTTTGAGGTTCTGGAAGATTGCATAGCATTTGAGCTTTACTATGCGGAATTAGTAGGGGATGATATTGTTCGAGAAAGTGTGGGGTTCAAGCAATGATAACTATCTATTCGCGACCTGGGTGTAAGTATTGTGAAACATCTAAATCTCTTCTTGAGCTCAAGGGTGTTGAATACAATGAGTTAATGCTTGATGTAGATATTACTGTCGAACAACTCAAACAGCTAGTACCTGGTGCCAAGTCTGTCCCTCAGATAATGGATGATGGTATTCACGTTGGTGGCTACAATGAGCTTAGAGAATATTTGGAGCAAAGATGAGCACTAAATTAAAAATTATAGATGATACGCCAAAGATGGAGCCAGAAGGTGACGAGTTCTCATTTGAGGGAGTAACAACTGACGAGCTGTCTAAGAATGCGATGGGCGGCACAGAAATGATGAAGTATGGTCTATACGATCGTCTTAATCCCGAGCTAAGAGACAAGGCGCAGATCATTTGTAGCAGAGTTAGAGACGTGGATCCTAACCGTCCGACTATACTGTGGCTCCACGACATGTTTAATGATCCGGAATCACAGCACTTGGTCGATGTAGACGGTAGAAAGCAGTTCGATCGTTTAGTGTTCGTATCCAACTTTCAAAAAACTCAATATGAATTGGCCTATGGATTAAGGCCAAGTGAGTACGTTATATTTAAAAATTGTATCGAACCAATTCCTTATCACGACAAGCCAAACCCAGAAGAAAATATTAACCTAATATATCATACAACACCTCATCGTGGTTTGGACCTACTTGTGCCAGTGTTTGAAGAGCTGTGTAAGTTTCATGATAACTTAACTTTGGATGTCTACTCTAGCTTCGACATTTATGGTTGGGGAGAGCGTGATGCCGATTACAAGGATCTGTTTAACAAATGCAGAGAGCATCCTAAGATTAATTATCATGGATATCAACCTAACGAGGTTGTGCGGGAAGCTCTGCAAAAAGCTCACATATTTGCTTTCCCCTCTATTTGGCCAGAAACTTCATGCATAGCTGCGATGGAGGCCATGTCGGCTAGGTGCGCTATCGTTGCCCCTGACTTTGCTGCACTTCCCGAAACACTAGCTGGTTTTGGCATTACCTATGGTATGCATGAAGACCCCAATGTTCATGCCAACATATTCTACCAGGTACTATCTCAAGCAATCCATTCATACAACTCACCTGAAATGTTTAACAGATTGGATTTTCAAAAGTCATATGCCGATAGCTTTTATAACTGGGGTACTAGGGTATCTCAGTGGGAATCGTTAATTACGAACCTGACATCTAAGGCCTGATAAATATGCTTATGGGCAAAGTAATACAGTTTCCAGGAACTAAAATTGATCCTGTACAGCAACAAGTTAATGACTTCTACGAAAAAGAGCTTTCAAAGGCTTTTATAGAAGACTTTATTGACAAAGTTGGTCATGGATTAGTTAATGAGTTCCATAATAATGGTTATGATGTAGATGATGAAGAGTTTATTCTTAGATACATGTACTCGTTGGAAATTTTAAAGTCCGTTTTATATAACTGTAAAGATATAGATCACAGACTTACTGAGATGGTTGGCAAGAACGCCAGAAGATATTTTGAAACTGAAGTGACGGAACAATGAATCAATCAATATATGAAACCCTTTTAAAGATAGCTAAACTAAATGGTAATAAAGCAAGGTCCGAAGCATTAGCTGCTTATCGCAACGACTTTCCTATTAAAGTTATCCTTGATCTTGTTTACAATCCAAACATTAAGTTTCTTCTCCCAGAGACCGATCCTCCCTACACTCCTATCGACGAAGGCATTGACGCACAAAATGTGCTCAAGGCAGACGTTCGTCGTCTAAAGTATTGTCTAAACATTCCAGACGGAGAACAGCTACGTCCACTAAAACGTGAGCAAATGTTTATCCAAATGCTTGAGGCTGTCGATGCTAATGATGCTAGACTTCTTTTGGCCGTTAAGAATAAAAAGCTGCCACCTGAACTAAGAGACATTACAGAGAGTGTTGTAAGGAAAGCGTTCCCTGGGATTGAAGAGAAATGGAAAAAGTAGCGTTTATTATTGGTAACGGTCCAAGCAGAAAAGACTTCGACATAACAAAGCTAAAGGGTAACGGTACAATATACGGGTGCAACGCCTTGTATAGAGACTACCCTAATCTTGTCGACTTTTTGGTATCAATTGATCCTCCAATTATAGAGGAGATAACTGCTAGTGATTTTCCAAAAGAAAAGTTTATTGTACCTCCGTTAGAAGAACAGTTTGAGGATCCTCAGTATAACCAGTATCAGCGTTTTAGATCCAATGCTGGAGTCAATGCTATGCTGGAAGCAATAAAGGCCGGACACGACGTTTTATACTGCTTAGGATTCGATTTTATGATGAGGTCTCCTAATCTCTCTCTTGGAAATCTTTATGATGGTACTAACGCATATGGCCCTGAGACACGTTCTAGGTACAATGATAACCTAAATAGAGTAAAGTACATGCAGTTCATAGCGCATAAGTACAAGAAAGTGAAATTTAAGTTTGTCGTTCCTAGGTTCGGCAACAAAGATGAGTATCATAACTTAAATGCAAAAAACGTGTTTGGTGTGTTTTACGATTCATTTGAGCAGTCCTTGCAACAAGATGTTGCGGAGGCCGCTGTAGGATAATGCCAACCTATACTTTCAAAGACACTTCTACCAACGAAACCTTCGAAGAGCTCATGTCTTACGAAGAGAAGGTTTCTTTTCTTAAAGAAAATCCACAGTTTACCAGTGTGCTCGATGGCATTAACATCGTTGCAGGGGTAGGTTTGGATTCAAGAATTAAAAATGATGATGGATGGAATGAAAACTTACAGCGAATAGCTGAAGCCCATCCTTCTAGTGAATTAGCTAGTCGTTATGATAAAAAGACAGCGAAGGAAGCAAAGACTGAAAACGCTGTAGCGAAATGGAGGCAAACCCGTCAACTACAACAATAACTAGGAGCTACAATGTCCGATCTCGGTTTAGCTTATCAAGAGTACGATTTTTACGAAGAATTATTCGAAAAACCTAAAAGGATAAAGAGAAAGAAAGAACCGGTTAAAAAGTTTCAACTTAATTTAAGGAGAGTTCAAGCCAGAGGACCAAATCAACAATTAGCGTATGATTACTTTGATCAAGAAGATCACTTGGTTTTACATGGTGTTGCCGGCACTGGAAAAACATACATTGCATTATACCTCGCACTAAAAAGATTGTTCGAACGGGATTGTGATCAAGAGAAAGTTGTAATAGTAAGATCAGTAGTACCTACCAGAGAGATAGGATTTCTTCCTGGTAGTGAAAAAGAGAAAATGAAAGCATATGAAGCCCCTTACCAAGCAATGTGTAACGAATTGTTTGGTAGAGGAGACGCTTATGAGATTCTCAAAACTAAGAATCAAATTGAGTTTATTAGTACTTCTTACATTAGAGGTACTACATTAGATAATAGTATTATTATAGTAGACGAAGCTCAGAACTTGACCTTTCATGAGTTAGACAGTATAATCACTCGAGTCGGTCTTTATAGTCAGATTGTTTTCTGTGGTGATTGTAATCAGACTGATTTGGATCGTCCATGGAACAAAAGTGGCTTAGACAAGTTTATGTCTGTTTTGTCAAACGTAGATAGTTTTAAAAATGTAGAGTTTAGTTACGACGACATTATCAGGTCAGGGTTGGTTCGTGATTATATTATAGCAAAAGATGGTTATTTGAATGACACACTTCACTCACGCTCCGCGTCCAGACATTAACGAACTTGATACTAAGACAGTAGACGGACAGCGATTATACGAAACACCTGATGGAAAATTATATCCGTCCGTCACGACAGTCCTCAAAGATTTGTCAGCAGAAGGTATTGCTGCATGGCGAGCTAAAGTAGGAGCAGATGTTGCTAACAAAATATCAGCTCAAGCATCTGCAAGAGGCACTGCTGTACATAAGCTCTGTGAAGATTACATTGACAACAAAGAAGACTATCTCGATGGTCATATGCCTGCTAATATTGAGACCTTTAACACTCTCAAAGGTTTACTAGACAAGTATCTCGACAACGTTGTTATGCAGGAGGTGCCTCTGTACTCTAACTATCTCGAGGTAGGTGGTCGTGTAGACTGTATTGGTGAATGGAATGGTAAACTGTCTGTCATTGACTTCAAGACATCCAAACGACGAAAGCGTAAAGACCAGATTGGCAACTACTTCATGCAAGCAGCTGCATATTGTGTAATGTTTGAAGAATTAACAAAGATCCCTATTACACAGACCATCATTCTAATGTCCGTCGATAATGACCATCCTCTGGTGTTCAAGTCTACTCGCGACAAATATATTGATCAATTCATGAAACAACGCGCAAGTTACCGCGACAAATACGGCCGTTGACCTAACCTTAATTTTCAAGGATGATGTCCGCCTGTTTGAGTGAGATTTTGTG